ATTCGTTTCCATTTTGTTCCTCCTGGTTTAGTTTTTTCCATTTATCATATGCATTTATAGATAATTGCTCTATTTCATTCTTTGTAGCAATATTTACTACTTCTTCTAACCTATGTAATATTTTACCATATTTTAAGACAGGATATTGTTGATATTGTCTCATTAAGTACGTTATTTTACTTACATGGTTAAATTTAACATCAGATTTATTAACTTTTACACCTATATTTTTTAAATACTTCTTAATAGTGCTATTTGAAGTAGTTTTATTAGATAATTTAGCTAATTCATCAAATACATTAGTTTTAGGTTTTTTTACTGTTTTAATTATATCTTTAAGAGGTTTATACTCACAGTTCTCCTTTTTAGCCGCATCTAACCCCGCATCATACGTTTTAATTTTTGGTTCTGTATCAATTCTAAGATTAAGTTCTACCAAGTATGTATAGAATGATTTTATAGTAACAGCTTTAAGTGGTTTACCATCTTTATCTACATTATTAGTTTCTACTTCAATTCCTTCCTGTACATTCTTATTATCATTAAATTGTAAGAAAAATCCATTAGTTCCGTTAATAACTTTTACATCCCTATTAAATCTAGTACCATCAACGTGAGACCGTTTACCTGTATAACATAAATCATATCCTACCAATATAATCTCTTTAGGATTAGTTAATCTGGCTATTGTGTAAATAATATTAGAAACTGTACCAGATTTAGGTATTTTAAAATCATTTGGAAATATAGCTCTAAGTGGCATTGTAATTGGTGCTCTATCTATGTCAGCAGCTATCATAATTTTAGGACCTTTGTAAGCATCGATAACCGTTCTATGAGCATCGACTTCAAATGCAAAATATGACTTCTTCTGCCATTCGGGTTTAAGACTATCAATATATATTATATTTTCAGCCTTCATATCAATTGTACCGATTATATGTGGTGTAATACCATTTTTGAATAGAAGTTCAGCAACAGTTGATACACATATAATTACAAACTTGTCTTGATGTTTTTTAATTAATGGAATCTGGTCTTGAAGTGAAGGACCGCCAGCAATACATAGAACTGTTCTACCTTCAAATATTTTATGTAAGTTATAGCCCCATATAGAGTGATTTAGATAAGCTAGGTTCATATATTCATTTTCCTGAATAATCTCTGAATGAACTAACCTTGTAGCTATGTTTACAGTCTGTACTGATTCATAATCGTCAATTATTTTAGTTACTTTATCAATATATGTATTAGGAAGATTATCTTTCCAAGGAAGTAAAAGTTTAGGTACAAATCCCATACTAGGTACTTTTGTCATTGATTTTTTAAGTTTTATTGAAAGGTCTTCAAGGTCTTCGGTATATTTAATGGTTTGAATTACTTTACCTATACCTTCCTTCATCCATGGAAATTTTTTATATATTTCTTCTTTCGGTAGGTCATCATTAGCTCCTAATAAAAAGATATTAACGGGTTTATAGATATATTCACCTATAGCTCCATTAGTTTTAGCTGCTTTATCTATGTCTCCTTCTACTAATTTCTTTTCTTCCATATTTTTTATTAATCTATTTCTATTAGTGAAATAGTTAAGTGATACCGAACTCCAGTAAGGATTTGGCTCAAACCATCTACATAGTTGGTCAGGTACTAATCCTGCTGAATACCATCCAAAGAAACAAAACTTAGTCGGTGCTTTGGGGTTAGTACACATTGTCTTCATATACCCACATTGATTACAATGTTTACATTCTGAAGTATGTCCTACCAATTGTCCGTTCTCTGAATGTAAATGCGGGAATTCAAATGGTATAAAATCAGTATGATAATCTATCTTTTCACCTTCGTCAAATTTATTTTCTATTTCAATCATATATCGTCTCCTATCTGTTATACTTTTAGTATAACATATAATATAATGTTTGTCAAGTCTTTTTTTAAATTAACACTTGACAAATTATAGGAAGTATGTTATACTAATAACCAGACTATATACGGAGGAGAATAGATGCCAAAAATATTAGAAAAAGTAATGACACCTAAAGGGGCTAGGAATAAGTGCCCACTTTGCGGTGAAGGTTGCACAACTTCATCATGGAACAAATATAAGAAGTGTACAGTATGTCAACAGATGTTAGACAAAGGAATTTCCCCAGACCAAGTACAACGAATACGATACAATGAGTTAAATACTAATGTAATGAATGATGAAACAGATATTACTGAATTATTTTCTAAAAGACATTTATATGATTTTAGAAAGACATTCCCCGCTGGATTGCGTATTGTAACAAGAGATAAAAAAGAATCTAAATTTTTACAGGAGGTGTATAGTTATTATGCTCATTACGGTGATAATGTACCTGAGTTTAATGTACTCATTGGTGGTTTACTGCAATCGAAGTTAGAAGAATATAGAAACTCTGAATTACTTAGTGACCCTGATTTAGCTTATAATGAACGTAAGGGTATAGAAGATATTAGTAATAAGATTATTGACCAGATAAATAAGACTACAAAAGTTTTGAAAGACCTAAAAAGTGATATGAACGCTGAGTCGGGCAATATATTGACAACCAAATTTGCTAGTATGCTTACATATTTAGCAGAACATGAACAAGAATACATGGGTGTCGGAATATGTAGTGAATGTAGTAATAGAGTTATATTTAAGACTAATTTCCCTACATTTAAAGCTACATACGAAGAAATAATGAATGAAGTTGCGGAGATAATGTTAAAATCAAATAATTTCGACCCCTTGACAATAAAGACGTTTACTGATAAGATGAACCTTGAACTTAACGGTGACGCACTATTGGATACATATGTAGTTGAACATGTTCGTCAATTAGAAGCAGAACTAGTATAAAATAAAATAGGAGGAAAAAATTGTATATAAAATTAAGTTATGACCAGGAATTTGTAGACCAGTATATGTATTTAAAGGATAAATACCCAGATGAGCTATTTAATATAGAAGGAATAGGAGACCAGTTAGATATAGGTAAGTTCAGTAAACAATTTTTTCAAACTAAACGTACTTCTGATTCAAGCATAGATGAAAATGCAAATATTTCTGAAAATTGTATTATTAATTATAAAAAAGAAGCGTCAAAACCAATTTATAAATTAAATAGTTTATATATATTATGGAGAATGGTTCGTAAATTTTATGGTAGTAGTATTGCAAATGAAATTATTGAACGCCAATTAATTGGAGATATATACATTCATGATTCATATATGATTATGGAAAGTTATTGTTTTAATTTTTCATGTTTAGATATAATGTATAAAGGACTTCCTATGATTAATAGTATTACCTCATTACCCCCAAAATATTTATATGCATTTAAATCTCAAATAGAACAGTTTGTAACAATTGCAAGTAATTCTATATTAGGGGCTACAGGATTAGCTGATTTATTATTAGTTATGTCATATTATGTAAAAAATATTATAGATACACAATCTGATGCACATTTTTATTTTAGAACAGAAGAAGACTGTTGGATGTATGTAAAGGAAACATTAGCATCAATGATTTATACACTTAATCAACCTATGAGGGGAGACCAGAGTCCTTTTACAAATATATCAATATATGATAAATATTTTTTAGAAGAATCTAAATCTATGTATATATTTCCTGACGGTACACTTCCTGATGATGATACAGTTAATAAACTTCAAGAATTATTTTTACAAATTATGAATGAAGAATATTCTAGAACAGTATATACATTTCCTGTAATAACTGCATGCTGTGCTACAGATGATGAAAATAATATAAAGGATGAAGATTTTATAAGAGTTATAGCAAAATATGATAAGAAATATGGATTTATTAATATATTTGATGGAAAATCATCAGTATTGAGTTCATGTTGTAGACTTAAATCAGATAAGAATAATGAATATTTTAATTCTATAGGTGGTTCTAGTAATAAAATTGGAAGTTTAGGAGTATGTACAGTTAATTTACCTAGATTGGGGTATAAATATGGCAAATTAGATAATGACTCTGATAAATTTTATGATGAACTTAAACATTTAATAGAATTAACAGGAAAAATTAATAATTGTAAACGAAAAATTATTAAACAAAAAATAGATGAAGGATTTATGCCATTATATACATTAGAGTTTATGAGTTTAAATAAACAGTATTCAACGACGGGTATTAACGGAATGTACGAATGTTTAGATTATAGAGGTTATGATGTGATTGAATCTAATGGACAGGAAGAATCTATTAAAATAATGGATTTTACAAATAAAATTATAAATAATATGGAATCACAATATGATGCTCCCCATAATGTTGAACAAGTTCCTGCTGAGGGGGCAGCTGTAAAACTTGCGAAAAAGGATAAATTAATGGGGTATAATGAAACATATGAATTATATTCTAATCAATTTGTTCCACTTATATCTAATGCCGATTTGTTAGACCGAATACATATTCAAGGATTATTAGATGATAAATTTAGTGGAGGAAGTATACTTCATGTAAATGTTGATAATGAAATGAGTGAAGATAGAATTGTAGATTTAATTAAATTATGTGCTAAACAGGGAGTTAGATATTTTGGTATAAATTATCAATTAAATCAATGTGTGAATGGACATATTAGTAATGGAAAGATTGATACATGTTCTATATGTAATGGAGTCATAACTGATAAATTTCATAGAGTAGTGGGATTTATTGTAAATATTAAAAACTTTGCAAAAGTGCGTAGAGAGTATGAATATCCTGAAAGGAAGTGGTACAATAAGGAAATTATTAAATGATAATATCAGAATCTGGAATATATAGTATAGTAAGTTTAAATAATGAATATAGATATATAGGGTCATCTATTAATTTAAAAAAACGATATAATACACATATTCGAGATTTAAAATGTAAACGACATCATAATATTATATTACAACGATTATATGATAGAAATGATTCATTATTTTTTTCAGTTATAGAAGAATGTGATAAATCCAAATTATTAGAACGAGAGCAGTTTTATATGGATAAGTATAACCCTGAGATAAATTTAACTAAATTTGCACACTCTATAATGTTAGGAAAGCATCATAGTGAAGAGACTAAGAAAAAAATAGGAACAGGTAATAAAGGTAAGAAACGTACGGATGAAGTGAAAAAAAGAATAAGTTTGACATGTAAAAATATAGTTCATAAAAAACGTCCAGAATTAATATATAAATATAAAGGTAGTGGTAACCCATACGCCCAACCAATTATTCAATATGATAAAAATGGAATATTTATAAAAAACTGGTCATGTGCAAGAGAGGTTTACAATGAATTAAAAATATCATATCAAAATATATGTTCAGTATGTAGAGGTAAACGTAAAACTGCTAGTGGATTTATATGGAGGTATTCCAATTAATATCGTATCAACGCAATATTCACTAAAATATAAAGCTCTAGAAATAATACATTCTGGATGTGATGGTATATGTCCAGAGTGTCATTCTAAAGAACTTTGGGATTTTGACCTAGGAAGCCCTTTAGTTACTTGGTTGAAACGATTTGAAGATAAATTTAATAGATTTAATAATATGATAGATATGGTATTCATATATGGTGGAGAACCACTATTACAAACTGAATATGAACTATTAGAATTAATTAAGTATGTTAAACGTAAAAAGAAGGAAATTGTATTATTTACTAGATTTGAAATTGATGAAGTGCATGATGAAGTTAAAAATGTAGTAGATTATATTAAAACTGGAACATATGATACCACTAAGAAAGAAAAGGTAATATATTATGGTATCACGCTAGAAACCTCTAACCAGAAGGTATGGAAGAAGGATAATGATAAATGGATATAAAGTTATTAAGAAAGGAAATATAATATGAAGATAAACGTACAGAAATTAACAGAGAATGCTGTAATGCCTAAGTTTGCATATGATACCGATGCTGGAGCTGATTTAACAGCTACTAGTATAGAATTCAAAGATGACTTAGTAATATATGGTACAGGACTTGCATTTGAGATTCCTAAAGGGTATTTCATGCAATTATATCCTAGAAGTAGTGTAATGAAGTATGATTTAGAGTTAACTAACTGTGTTGGTGTTGTTGATGCGGATTATCGTGGTGAGGTTAAGTTTACCTATAGATGTATACATGATACTACACAACTTAGTAAAAATTATCATAATCCACTTGTAAAACTAGATTTTCCTAAAATATATGATGTAGGAGACCGTATCGGTCAGGCTATTATTCGTAAGTTAGTTCCTACAGAGTATGAAGAAGTAGATACACTTGAGGATTCAGTCAGAGGTATTGGTGGTTGGGGGTCTACAGGTATATAATATGGATGAAATGACTAAAATATTAAAAGATATGGATACCACTTATGATGCTGAGAAGATTTATGCCGATGAGCAACGTGATTTAGAAGAGAATGAAGAATGGTATGAGAGTATGACTCACGTTGATAAACCTGAGTTTTTAAAACGAGAACATGCGGCGAAAGAAAGTAAACGACAGGGAATTTCCATAGATTCTAATTTAAAACCATTAAAAGATATGGTTATTGTGGCAATGAAGAAAGAAGAAGTTCAAAAATCGGGTATTATTATAGCTAGAAGTCGAAAACAACCCGATTCAAATGAAGGAACTGTTATAGCATTACATGATGATAGTGAATATGATTTTAAACTTAAAGATAAAGTTATAATTGATTTACGTAAGGTAAAGGGGCGTTATAATAATAAAGGTATTCATTCTGTTATCCATAAAGACTATATATTAGGAGTAATTTGTGGATGATAAAAAACCAGTACATGTAGGAAGAGCTACCAGACTAATGTATGGGATGTTAACTGACCCCAATTTTAGTTTTAACTATTTTAATAGAGACCAACGATTAAGTGCTAAAAAAGGTGGTAGAAAATGGAGTATCATGAAAGCCCAGTTAGATTATATGATGGGTACTCTATTAAATAATGAGTTAGTAATAGCTAGTGGGAGGTCTGTTGGTAAGTGCCAGAAAGATGATTCTGAAATAATGATGAATGATGGAACTTATAAAAAATTAAAAGAGTTAATTAATACAGGGTTTCATATATCATCATATGACGAACAATATAATAAAATGTGTTGGGCACAGGCATGGGCGGAAGATAATGGTAAAAAGGAATGTTTTGAACTTGAATTAGATGGTAATTTTAAAACATCGGTTACTGAAGAACATCCATTTCTTACTTATGATGGATGGAAACCTGTTAACGAATTAAAATCTGGAGATTATATTGTTCAACAAGAATATGTACCAGAACCTTCTCATATTGATGACACTCCTAGTGATAACGAATTAAAACTTATAGGATATTTATTAGGGGATGGATGTATTAGCAATACTTGTGATTTTACTAATATAAATCCAAGTATTGTTAATGAAATGCGAAATATTGTAAAAGATTTTGATTGTGTACTTAAAAAGAAATCTAAAAATAATAATAAACGTGGTAACTATAGAATATCTACATCTAGTACTAAAATAATTGGTAAAGCTAAAGAACATAAAATAAGAATTTTATTACGAGAATTAGATATATTTAATACAACTTCACATACTAAATTCATACCTGATAAATATTTGAAATGTAGTAATGAAAAACTTGCTATTTTAATAAATAGATTATTTGCTTGTGACGGATGGTATTCTAAAGATAGAATAGGATACTGTACAGTGTCAGAAAAAATGATGAAACAGGTACAATTGATATTATTACGGTTTGGAATTAGAGCGACATATACTAAAAAATATGTTAAATATAATGGGGGTAGAAATTTAGCATATGTAATGAATATATCTACGAATAAAGTAGTAAATTTTTTTACTAGTATAGGAATATTTACTAAGTTATATGTTGATAATATGCTAACTCATAACGATAAGGGTGATAGAGCTAAATTAATACCATTAAATACTAAATTATTTAATGAACTTAAATCACAGCAAAATGTAACTAGTAAAGTATTAGATGGAAATTCATGTAGAATAAGAAATACATACAAATCTATTGATATTACCAAATTAAAACGATATTTAAATGTTAATAATATAGATGAATCTAATTACCGACATTTATGGCAAAATATAATATGGACTAAAATTAAATCTATAACCTCTATAGGTAAACATTCTACTGTAGCTGTTTCAGTTCCAGAAACTAGTACTCATATAATAGATGGTATATTAAGTCATAATACCTCATCTGTTGAGCATATGCTATTTATGATAGCATTAACCAATCCTAAGAAGTGGTCTGCTTACGTTGTACGTAACATGCGACATGCTACCGTTCTAGAGCATCATCTTACCGAATATTTTAATAAAGATACATTCTCTCGTCAATTCTATATCAATTATGATAAGAAGTCAAGAGTTTTTTCATTTACTAATGGACATAAGATGGAAATACGTATTGTAGGTCATGATAAGACGGGTGCAACAACATTGGTATCTGGTCACTATGATTACCTATTTATTGATGAAGCTCAATTGCTTCCTCGTGCTATTTTAAATGAGTTGATACCAGCGGTTAAAGAGGGTGGTCAAATCGTCGTGACGGGCGTTCCTAATGACATACGTGACTCTGTACTATATTATTATGTTAGTCGTTATTCTCATGACAAGAGTGATGTAATGTATTATAGATATGCAAGTTATGAATCGGAAGATTGGGATGATGATAAGCAAGCTCGGGCTATTATGCTTTATGGTGGTAAACATACTCCAGCTTGGCGTAACCTAGTAGAAGGTAAATGGGGAGACCATGCAGCTTCAGTATTTAGACCATCTAAATTGGTTGATGGTATTGTGGATAATCCTTTCTTTAGATTTAAAACCTTTAACGGAAATTCCTTTGAAGATGCATACCGACAATTAAACTTACCTATTTTACCTCCAAAATATAATTATTATATAATGGGGGGGGATATGGGATATACTTCTAATTCACCGTTACATATAGTTATGCTGGGTGCATATAAGAAGAAAGTAAAGGATGTAGAAGTAGAACATTATGATGTAATATATAGGGTAGAGATAGAGAACATGGCTCCATATAATATAGCTAAGACTATTAACTATCTGTTAGACTACTTTAGTTGTAAACATGCCGCTATAGATGCTCAAACCGTAGGTCATGCGGTATATGATAACTTAATCAATCAAGAGATATTTCCTGGAAGTTACATAAGAAATAAGATGTATATGATGCCAGTAATATTCACTAAACCTGTTATTATGAGTTATATTGATACTGTCAATATAAACACAGGAAGAGACCAACAAGAAGAGATTAAATATGCTATGAAGGTTGCTGGTACAATGAAAATGATTGAATTAGTTGAAGCAGAACGGTTTCACATAGCCCTAGCAGAAACTAATGCAGATGATTATGATGATTTAATTACCATCATGATAGCTGAAACTCAAAGTCCAAGTACCAAGACATTACATCCTTACACGTATGTAAACTCGGTAAATGAGCATTGTGTTGATGCTCTAAGATGCTGTGCTTTAGTTATACTGTTAATTGTAGAGAAAGGATTATTTAGAGGTGGATATGGTTCAGTAGCTAGTCCTAAGAAACTAACACACACTGTATTTAATAGAAAGAGTAGACAAGCCCCAAGAAGGAGAAGAATGTAATGGACCCAAAACAAGAAAGATTTGAAAATAATGTATTACTAGAATCAGAACTAGGACAATACCGTAATTCTGATAATGATGTTAATATTGGATTTGATAATATGGTTAAAGACTATAGAACCCTTGAAGAGATTGCATCAGAATATGGACGTGATATTGAATTTGAAACACGTCAATTTTTATTTATAATTATATATGAGCGTATGAATAGATTAAATAACGAACAGCGTAGAATAGCTGACCTTAAATATATACATAATAGAACTGTTAGAGATATAGCTGAGATAATTGGTAAGTCTACTACTACAGTTCAGTATCATATAGATAAAATAAATAAGATAATCCGTTCTATATAAAAAGTTACCATATATATAATATATTTCCTTACAAAATAAATTAAATTTTATAGAACAAGCCCTATATATATAGTATAAAATATATGGAGGGTTGAATGACAAAGCGTAAAAAAGAGAATCAATCGATTCAAGCGATTACAAGTAAACCAAAGACAACCGTAAAAGATAACATTATAACTAGATTAATACCACGCAAGGTAGCACTTAAACGTGTAGAAGATAAAATGGAAGCCTATAGAAGTAATTTAGGTAATCTATTTACTCCTGATGACCCTACATTAACTGATGAAGGTTGGGTTAGATTATTTACTGATACAGGATATTATGGGGATGTACAAAAAGCCTTAACTATATATCAACAGGATGATTTAATTGGGGGTTTAATTGACGCATTAGTTAATGTTTCAAATACTGAAGTAAATTTCGATTTACCAAGTAATAATCAAAAAGAAGCAGAGCCTTGGAAGCAATGGGCACGAATGGTTAATTCTGATACCCGAAATGTACTACCAGGATTAAAAAATCTAAATTCTCAAATTATGAGGTCAATGGCATTAACTGGTATGGCTGTACCTGATTTTGAATGGGGAACTATTACAGTTGGAAGAAAAACATATGAATTTCCTATGAAAATTTCATTATATCCTGTGTTAGGTGTTAAATTAGAGGCATCTACATCAGAGTTTGGTGATGAAGGGGTTCTACTAGGGGTATCCGATACATTTTATAAATCTACACTTGAAGATGCTACTGATGATTTAGCTGTAAGAACATTATTTACAGAGTGGGATGATAAAGGTAAAAAAGCTATGAGACGTAAGAATGCTTATGCTATTAAGTTTAGATATACCCCTAATAACCAAACATTATATCCACCTCCAATGCTTAGACGTAGTTTTGAATCTATAGCATTAAGACATAAATTAATTGATGCAGATATTTCAACTTTAGAGTTGATTATTAATAAGATTATACAGATTAAAGTTGGTGACAAAGATAATCCACCACGTCCTACTCAATATGATGAAGATGGGGCAGTAATTAAAAATGGTGATATTGATGAAGCTCAAGACCTATTTGAAGATATGAGAGATGTGTTTGAAGTAATTGCAACTCCTTATTTTTATAATATTTCGATGGTTATGCCAGAAACTGATGTGTTACTAGACCAAGCGAAGTATGTACAGAGTACGTTTAACATTTACTCTAACTTCGGTATTTTATTAGACCCAAGTTCTAGTGCTAATTCTACTTCATTCGAGAAGATGAATTTAAAGAACTATGAACTTAACGCTATCGATTTACAGCAACATGCATCAGGATGGTATATGTGGCTTGCAATGCAGATTATTAAAAGAAATAAAGGTAAGTTAAAAGCATTACCTAATGTGAATTTTGATAAACCTGATGTTTATGATGACTCATATCTAGAACGTCTAACTGAATTATATACATACGGTGGACCTGATATATATACCGTATTAGAAAAATATGGTCTTGACCCAGATAAGATAGCTGAACGTAAAACTATACAGGCTAAAGAAGAAGAAAAATGGGAAGCAAGAGCTACATTTAAACAAGAAGTGGTAGAAGGTGGTAGTACTAAGGCAGTAGCTACAAGTGATGGTGGTGGTAGTAATAAGAAACCTACTAAAAAGCCAATTAAAAAGGAGGATAAATAATGAACGAATTATTTGAAGAATATCCTCAATTCAAAGGTGATAATGGAATTGAGTTGCAAAGATATAGAATTAGTCCTGTCGATGTTGAATCTCAACATGATGGTGAAAAATTTACAATGACAAAGAAAGCAGCTGAAAAGTTCGCTAAGGAATTAGAACATACTCCGCTAATGTATGCAGAATGTGATTCTAATCTACCTAAGGAACATACTGATAAATATAAAAAACGTAAAGTTGTTGGTTCGGCTTTAAAGGGGTATGTAGCTAAAGGGGAAGATGGAGTAGATTATTTGATGGGTGATTATGTAATTTATACTGATACTGATAAAGAAATAGTTGATAAAATTAAGAAATTTAAAGATGATGTATCAGCTAGTTGGGAAATACATCAAATGACTTCAGACAGTGATGGTAATATCATTAATGGTAGCTATGGTGGAACATCTATAGTTGACAAAGATGAAGCAGCATATAGACATCATGCATTAATGGTAGCTGATAAAACTGGTGGTGACCAAACTACTACAGTTACACTTGATGATGCATTAAAGGTAATTATCGGTGATGATTATAATAAAGTACTTACCGAAAAGCAAACAGAAATTGAAGCATTAAAAGCTCAAATAGAAGAAAAGAAAACAGAAAAGGAGGATACGATTAATACCTTGAAAGAGGAAAACGATTCATTAAGGGAGCTTAATAACGGGTTTAGTAAATTAATCAACTAGGAGGAAAAAGAATGGTAATATATAAAGGAAAAGAGATAACTCAAGAAGAGTTTGACAAAATAGTAGAGGATGCATCAAATACATCAAAGTTAGTTAAAGGGTATGATAAAAAAATTGAAGACCTTACTAAAAAAGCTGTTGACGGGGATAAGGTAACTGACCTTGAAAAACAACTTAAAGATAAAGAAGATGAGGTTTTTAAAATGAAATTAACTGACCGTCTTAAATTGGTTAGTAAATATATTGAAACTAAGGAAAATGATAAAACCTTAATTCAAAAAATCGGTGAATATACTGATGAAGACTTTGAAATGTTTGCTGAAGGTAAAACTGATGTAGAATTCAAGTCTAAAAATGAAATTGAATCCGCCCAAAAAGAAATAGACCAGAAGAAACTAGATTTAGAAACCAATAAAGATAAAATTATTGACGAAGCTATTAAAGCTCGTAAAACCGAAGACGAGAAAAAAAATGACCAGAAGATTGTACCTCAGGGTGAAATTGATGGTGATAAAACTGAAGAGAAAAAAGATAAGAGTAAGTATCCTTCAATGGATACGGTAATGGACCTTTACGAATTAAAGGATGACCCTGCATTTGACACTATCAATGATAAGACAAAAAGTAGAGGGAATGCTTACGTAAAGCGTATGTTAGATGAGTAAAATAAAATAAAGGAGGAATAATAATGACATATCCTATTGTTAATACAGTAAAATATGATGGTTTGCAAAATGTAGCTGGTTTTACAGCAGCATCAGCGGTTAAAGGTTTCGTTACTATGAGTGCGACTAACTGGACAATCATGAATGCTACTGCATCAAGTACTACACTTAAACCATTAGGAATTGTAAAAAGTTCTCAAGCTGCTGATACTACTGAAATAGAAGTAGTAAGACGTGGTTACGTTTACATGTACGCTGGAACATCGATGACTGCGGGCGACCCAGTATTTCCATCAAATTCAGCAGGAGCAATCATCAAAACTGGAGCTGTTGATGTATCTGGAAACGGAGCATTCGCAGGTGGTTTTGGAACCGTTGTAGTCGGTGCTACTACAGGAAACTATGCCTTGGTACAATTACAAGGACTAATATAAAAAGGAGGTGAGTCAAAATGGCTGCAAGAGATTTTAGTAAATGGTTATCGCATACAGCGTTACAACCAGAAAATATGACAGCGTTATTAGTAGCGTTGGCACAAGGGCAATTCGTGGCAGAAGATTTACTTCCTGTTATACCTAGTCCAGATAGTTTCCAATGGGAAACAGAGGTATCAAATGACGGATTTACTCGTTCTAAAAAACGTGGTGAACGTGGTGAAGCAGAAATCGAAGATTTCTATACTGCGAAGTTAACAGCTTCAACATATGAATATTTCAGTAAAGCTGAAATAACTGCTAAAGCGTTAAGAGAAGGTAATATTTATTCATTCGTGAATTTAGTTGCTAAGAAAACACAACTTATTGCTAATAAGTTGAAAATGAATTCAGAAAAAGATACGATTGATGCATTGAAAGACACTACTACGTATACAAGTATTAATACGGAAACAGCGTCTGTAGCATGGTCAACGTATGCTTCATCTGACCCATACAAAAACGTTGAGTTAGCGAAAAACGATATTCGTACAACCGAATTCGTAGAACCTGACACAATCATAATGGGTGGAACAGATAAAGTAAACATGCTTCTATCTGATAATATCCGTGATACTGTACAGTATACAAGAGATTATAATGTAACTGGGCTTGGCTATGAAAAAATAGCTAATCTAGATATTTATACATCTACTGCGGTATATAAATCAGCTGGAACAAACTACACACTATTAAGTGGGTCAACTATTCTATTGAAAAGAGGTATCGTAGGTGAAATGAGAGAATCTCAACCTTATGATGCATATTCACAATGGGATAAGACTATCAAAGTACTAAGTATCTATGGTTCAAGGGTTTTCAAACCTATTGTAATTCGACCATTAGGTATTTGTATCTTAGATATAACTCCCTAGTAACTGAGTAGTAGGAAGGTAATTATAGAGGGTAGATGTAAGGTAAAAGATGCGTCTACCCTTTTTTTAAAAAAAGGAGATTTAAATGGTAGATACTGTAAATGTTATAAATATGTCGATGTACAATCTAAGTACTAGAATGGCAAGTGGAATGGATTCTATAGCAGTTTATAAGGCTACTACACAATCAGGAGTATATACAGAACTAACTGTTTCAGCTACACGAGTGACATTGGTAAGTACAACACAATATTATACTTATGTTGATACAGGAGCATCTGTGGGTAGTCTGTTCTATAAATATAAATTATTTAATGGTACAGCATCAGCTTCATCTTATGAGACTGCTGCATTTTATGGAAATACGTCAGATTTGACAGAAGATTTAAGATATCAAATAGAAGATATTAGAGGTCCGATTAGTAACTATAGATACACTATTAAACAGTTAAGACTATTCGTTCGTAAGGCATTAAGAAATCTACAAATGCTACCATATAGGTATCGTTACATACAGTCTAAAGATGGAATAATATCACCACGAGTGTATAGTGAGCAAAAGGCAATTATATTGTTACAGGCTCAACTTGAAGTAATAAAATCACAATTAGTAGTAGCTGCTGATACATATATTTCGTTTTCAGATGGTAGAGGTAGATTTAATAATAGAACGAGTGATGCATTAAAAGATGCATTTAAGATGTTAAAGGGTGAACGTGATGAAATGATTAAGAACTCTAATGATATCAGAGTAACACCTGAACGTGTTCTTATGTGGACAGCTACATCGGGAGTGAGTACATAATATGGTAGATATATATGGAAAATCTGACTTTACTAGAAAGATTACAAATATAAAGGATTGGTTATGGGATGATGGTTATTATGCTGATAAACTTATATGTAGAGTAAAAACATTATCAGGTGATTCAGGTGTTTACCGTAGAAATGTTACTGTTACTTATACTGATAGTGTAGTATCAGGAATAGCTGAATTCGGTCCTATATTTACATCATATGAAGAAAAGGCAATAACTATTGATGGTGATGTAAGATTTACATGTAAATTAGGTAGTGCTTCAACAATATCAGGAGCTGATGAATTATGGTTAGGTAATACATTCACTTCATCTGGTGGGTTATATGCAAGTGGTACATCTAATATAGTTGGTGGTAAAATGTATACTATCAATTCAAGAAAAGATTCTTTGTTTAAATATGATAAAATTTATATACTTAAATTAGCAGGTGAACCAGAATGAGATTAGAAGTAGTTAAAATAAGTACAGATACTATGAGACGTATTGATGCTGGTGCAGAACAAGGTATGCGAGATATGGTGGCAGGAATTAAAGCAAGAATGAAAGCTACAGGTGGTATACCAGTACATTATAAAGATGAAGGTAAATGGTTATCACAATTATTAGGTAGAACGGGGTTAAACCCATATACTGAATCGGGTAGATTAAGTGATGCATGGAATATTGCAGTTGATAGTGTAAAAGTTGATACAAGGTATAGAAAAATTGTATTAAATCTTTTAAATACTAGAACTATGAATGAAAAAACTAAATGGTTAGGACTTAGTGATAATCCTGAAAATTCATTTAAAAGAAAAAATAAACGTAGGACTGATAAAGTAAGGGGTAATAGTGATTGGATTAGTCATAAATATTTAGGTGCTAGAGGTAGAGGTGCTGCAAGTGTAGTTCAAGATGGATATAGACCAATGCCAACAGGTAAAGGGTTTAAATGGATTAGAAATCCGTTTCCAGGATATGGGTACTGGAAAACATATAATGATGGATATATAGGACAGGGTATTAATTATGAGGCTAGACCATTTATAAATAGAGCATTTAATAATATTCTATCAAATAAATCAACTGCATTAGTATTTGCTGATAGCCCTACATTAAGTTTAAGTCGACAACTGATAAGTGAATTGACAACACATATAGCGAAAAGGATAGGTTAATGACTATATCGCAGACAAATTATAAATCGAATTTAGTAGAAAGTATTTACAATAAACTAAAAACTATAGTAGGTACTACTTATACTAATTCAGGTTTAGGTAATTTGACCATTACTTACGTGGTAGGATATCCGCCCGATATCACTATCTA